AGAGAATGGGCCGATTTGGACAATTGCTTATATCAAAATGATAAAACAAATTGTGATGTCCTATTTATCAGATAATCCTCAAAAAGAGGTTAAAATGATAATAGGTATCAATCGGATCAATGGTCTACCGAAACAAATAACTTATTTACATAAATTAATTGAATCGAGAGATCCCATTGCTCTAAGATTTGTGTTTACATTATTATCTATTTCAAGAACACTTCCCGGTTGGAAAGATCCTGATTTATCTACCATAACTAAACCATCTGGTGCAAACCAGATAATGGAACGTAAACTTAGTTTACATATCCCATTATTTCTTCAAGAATATGACTTTAAGTTAAAACTTAAAACATATTTTGATGTAAATGATTTACATTATAGTAATAAATCAGGTCCAATAGGAAGAGCTACAAGAGATGCACTGATGGACCTAAAATTTATGCCACAAATATTGAAAATAATATTAATGAGCACATCAATCAGATCTACAATGATCCATTATGATGAGATTTTCAAAACTATCATTGTGGAAAAATGGTACCTTGTAACTAAATATTGGAACAATATCAAATTACCGTTCGATTTTAAATTTAAAGATAAAAACTATCTTCAGTTTAAAAACCGATCTTATCAAGATCGTGTCGAAATGGTAATGGATATTAATAACAAATTTAGAAAAGATCCATCATCCTATCATGTAAGAAGATTATCTGTAGTTAAAGATCCAGAAGCAAAATCACGAATCATCGCGATATTTGATTACTGGTCTCAAACATGGTTAAAACAAATACATAGTATTCATTTTAACTTTTTACGGACAATCCCTACTGATAGAACGTTCACACAATGTCCTACTATTACTAACAAACCAGAGGGACATAAATATTACTCTTTTGACTTGAGCGCTGCTACTGATCGATTCCCAATAACATTTCAAGAAATGTTTATTAAGGAATGTTTCGGTGAGCAAACCGCGATAGCCTGGAGAATGATATTAACAAGTTTTCCATTTTATGTTCCGTGGGAAGACACCACAATTACTTATAATTGCGGGCAACCGATGGGAGCATATTCATCTTGGAGTACATTTACACTATCACATCCTTGTATTACATTATATACATCACACATTGAATCTTAAAGAAAAATTCTATATGATTCTTGGTGATGATATTGTAATATATCATGATGAAGTAGCTAAAATGTATCAAGAGATAATGAAACAACTTGATGTCGGGATTTCAATACCAAAATCATGTATATCTTCAAATATGTATGAGTTTGCTAAAAGAATCTTTATCAATGGTAAGGAAGTTAGTGGGATCCAAATAGGGGGATTGTATAATAACGTTAATAAATATCATCTTCTATATCAATCGATATATGAAATTGTATTTACTAGGTTATATACACCTCATGGAAATATAACAATCCCGAGTCTTTTTAGAAAACTATGGGAAATATTAGGGAAAGATAAAAGACGAATCGAGAACTTGTGTTCAAGAATAAGTCTTTTACATAGTTTTAATAAATACCTTTTAGGAGATAAAACTCTCTTAGAAGAATATTTAATTAAATTATATCCTCATTACGAGGGACAACTTCATTTTCATGATGTTGTTAATTTAAATAACTATGTTTACTTATCCATTAATACTTCCATAGAATCTAAACAAGCAGAGTATATTAATTTTGCTGACGATTTGTTAAAATCGCCAGACATCATTAATCCTGCTACTTGGGGATTTGCCGACTCAGCAGACATATGGACATCTCCAATCTGGTTCATAACTCAAACTCCTATTTTTAGAAGTTTGGGAAATGTAATTGATGCCTTAAGTAGAGCTAAAAAATTAGACTCGTTTAAGGAAATGATAGAAGTGCTTGCACTTCCTTCACCATCAGTATTCCAAGATAGAGCTTCCACTCGACTTATCGGTGCTAAAGCCAAATTAGCTAAAAGATTTTTAGCTGAATTTGAAACTTCAGTAATCCGAGGTCAACCAGCCACAATACCAAGTATTAACCTTGGGGGTTCTGTGTTGCGAAAAGCTAGTAATGATATTAACCAAATTATTTCATCATTTGATAAAACAACTGGTTTATTACCAGGTCCACAATCAGCACCACCTAAAATGACTTTTTCA